GCTAGTGCTGCTGCTCCTGCACCAATATTTTCTTTAGCTGCGTCTGCTAGCTTTTTAAGTTCTGCACCTGCTTGTGCAGATCCACTTTGGTTTTCGTCTATCGCTGCTGCAGCGGTGTTTGCTCCAGCAATTTCTAAAGCATTTGCTCTACTATCGCCCCAATCAACACTGGATTGATCTTGGATAGGACCTTGAATAGTAATGTAAACTGGTCCAGCTCCAGAAACAGGTGAATATGATGATGGAGCACCAAAACCTTTTCCTATCGAAGTAGTACTACCAGTCGCAGACTTCCTTCCAGATAACTCCACTGCCTGGAACATTATTCGGTCTTGATTTGTATCCTCAATATCTAAAGGATAACGTGCTCCCTCAGCACCAACAGGACTTTTTGATTTCTCTACTTTTTTATTTTGGTTTTGTGGAGGTTTCTTTTCAATATCTGATGGACCACCTCTTCCTGTTCCTTCTTCTGGTGGAATATTTGATAATCCACTTCTAGATTTAAATCCATCTTTATCTTTTACTTCTTGTGAGGCTCTATCTTTTAAGACATTATCGTATGCAGATATTCTTGTTTCATCTTGAAGTCTTACGAAATTACCTGCACCAAAATCACCATCTCTAAGTTTTTTTCCATCCTCTGTAATAGTCCACTTATTGCTAGTAGGACTAAATTGACTTACTAATTTGTCTCCACCTAAACCAAGAAATCCTTGGTTGGTTTCGTATATATCAACTGCTCCAGTCTTTACATTTGTTTTGGCTACAAATTGCTTACCATTCTTTTCAAATTTACCTTCGTAAATACCAGTACCAATTTCACTACCTTGAGTTCCGGGTTTGACAGTTGTTTCTTCTTTCCAACTCATCAGAAAACCTCCCTACCAAAGAGAGGACTAAGTATCTCAATTTTTTCTACAGTATGAGACATTTATAAACTTTTTAGTTATTTATAGACCTAATTCATCTTCTGTGATTATCTTAAATTCTATCAATCTATCTTCGCACCACTCTTGTGCTGCTTTCCACTTCGCAAGATTTTTGTTGTAGGTAAGAACTTCGTTGATGTAAGTTTTCTTTTGCTTACCTTTTGATTGTTTTGGTACAAGTGTTTGTCTTTTTGGTTTTACTTCTACCAAATACTTTTTGATTGCTCCACTACTTTCTTTTATTTTTACAATAAAGTCTGGAAAGTATCTACGGACTTTATTTGTTGTTGGGTCAAAGTATGGAATGAAAAATTCTTCCGAACCCCACTCTAAGATTTTATCATTACGATCACAGTATCTCATAAACTTAAGTTCCCAAGAAGACCTATAAACAATGTTTTTTGAGTCACCTTTGTATTTGTTAGGAAATCTTGGATGAAATCTTCCTTGATGATATTTCCCTTCTCGCATACATAATATATAAGAACCAAGAAGTATTTATAAAAGTGGTACTACAAAATCCAAACAAAAGTTATAATTTGGTAGACCCAAGTTTATTGGATCCGAAAAGTGGACCTGTGAAGAACTCCGATATTCCCAAAAATACTTCTTTTGGGTCCCCAGAATTAAAGAGTGATTTAGATTTCTCTAGTGCTTTTAATAGTGTTGATGTTAGAAACTTTAATGATTCGCCAAATCCATCTAATGCATCTAATACTAATAGATCCGGTAGTGATTCTGTTACAAAATCACCACCACCAAAAAGATATGGTGCTGCTAGCATTAAAGAAAAATTATTAAAACCTGCTCATACTTCACATTTTGATTGCTATTTACAACCGACAAGAGATGTAATTAACTGGTGTAGCTCAAGAGGATTGAATTATAATGATCCTAATATACGAGCGTTAATACATCTTTCTTGTTCAGAAGCATCACTTCCAGGATCTAGAATAGCAACTTTAGAATTAAATGATGATCATCATGGTGTAAGAGAAAGACATGCTTATCGTCGTCAATTTGATGATACTGTTTCTTTAACATTTTATGTTGATGCTCCAAAAGTTAGTGCTAATCATGGATATAATCTAATTTGGTTTTTTGAGCAATGGAAGTCTTTTATCGTAGATGAAGAATATGTGAGAGATAGTAATGTTCAACTTGATGATAGTAATTGGTACTACAGAGCAAAGTTTCCAGCAACATATATGACGGATATTTTTATTAATAAATTTGAAAGAGATTATGATTTGAGTCAATCCACATACGCAAGTAAAGGATTCTCAGAAAGGTCCACTAAAAAATATTTGGAGTATAAGTTTTTACAGGCATACCCAATCTCTATTAATAGTATGCCTGTTTCTTATGAACAATCTCAGTTACTTAAGTGTACAGTTTCATTTGCCTATAGTAGATACATTGTAAGAAGAAAAACATATGGTCAATCTGGTAGTGATGATCCAGCATATGCTAATGGCGAAACAGGACCAAAGGTAACACCATCTCCAGTTCCCAAAAATCAATATGATGTAGTAACTCCTGAAGATAGAGAATTGATATGACAAGAACTTGAACTCTTTTAAGTTCTTAATAAATAAAGTATCTGAATACATTATTGGATAATTATGCCATTACCTAAGATTGTTACGCCAACTTATGAGTTGGAATTGCCTTCTACTGGTCAGACAATTAAGTATAGACCTTTCCTAGTCAAAGAAGAAAAAGTTCTTGTGATGGCTATGGAAACTGAGAACACAAAAGAAATTACAAATGCAGTAAAAACAGTTATTAAAAACTGTGTTGAAACTAGAGGTGTTAAAGTAGAAACACTTCCTACCTTTGACATTGAGTATCTTTTCTTAAACATCAGATCCAAATCTGTTGGTGAAGAAATTGATGTTAATATCATCTGCCCTGATGATGGAGAAACTGAAGTTCCAGTTTCTATTGATGTTAATGATATTAAAGTGATTAAGGATGATAAGCACAATAATAGTATTAGACTTGATGATAAGGTAATGATGGAAATGAAATATCCATCTCTTGATCAATTTATCAAAAATAATTTTGATATTTCTGGTAATACTAACATTGACCAGTCTTTTGATCTGATTGCTTCTTGCATTGATAAGGTTGTTGATATTGAGAAAGAGGAAGTTACTTCATCTTCTGATGTAACTAAAAAAGAACTTATTGAGTTTCTTGATCAGATGAATTCAAATCAGTTTAGGCAGATTGAAGAGTTCTTTGAAACCATGCCTAAGTTGTCCTATAAGATTAAAGTTACTAATCCAAAAACTGGTGTGGAATCTGAAGTAGTCTTGGAGGGATTGGTAAGTTTTTTCGGCTAGGAATGTCTCATATGAATCTTGAAAATTATTTAAGACTTAATTTTTCCTTGATGCAGTATCATAAATACTCATTAACAGAAATTGAAAATATGATGCCGTGGGAGCGAGACATTTATGTTATTCTTCTTAAGAATCACTTAGAGGAAGAAGAAGAAAGAATGAAACTTCAAGAAAACCAAAGAAGAGCAAATGGCGGGTAAGTCGAAGCAAAATAATGAAGATAATATACCAGAAGGTCTTGATGACCTTCTGAACGAACTTACTGGAAATAAAAATAATACGGAAGATAATATACCAGAAGGTCTTGATGACCTTTTAAATGAAATTAAGGGAAAGAAAAAAACTGCAACTAAACCAAAAAGAAAGAGAGGAAGACCTAGAAAGAAAAAGACTTCACCTCCAGGAGCACTTACAACTTATTCTAAAACTGAAGATGTAGATTCTAGAATACTTGAGTTACTTGGACTTGAGTATACTTTTGATTTGGATTATGATGACTATGCAAACTTACTGAAAGAAAAACTCATAGAAGTTAGTAGAGGTGCTGAAGAAACTTCTACTGAAGATGCTATGCTTCTTCGTGAGGAACTGAAGAAGGCAAGAGGAAATAAAGGAAAAGGCACTTTTAAGGTAAAGAAAAAAATAAGTAAGGATAGTTTTACCAATTTTAATGTTGGTGGACCAAAGAAAGACACTGCCCAGACAAGAAAACCTGCTTATGCTTTTCTTCAAGGAAAAGAGATTGCTGAGAAGTCGCAGAGAGTTAATTACTTAAAGGAAGAGAAAAAAGAAAGAAAGCAAAGTGATAATCAAATCTTAAAGAGTATAAGTAAATCACTTGATAGAATTATTGGTATTTTATCGAAGCAACTGAAGTTTGATAAAGACCAATCGGAGAAGCAAAGAAAACTTGAAGAGAGAGGAAAGAGAAAGGATAAAGAAAACAAGATGGAAAGTTCTTTCTCCAAAGGACTGAAAGCAGTTGCCAATGTTGCTAGTAAATTATTTGATCCTTTAAAAGATTTTTTTGGTAAAATTATTAGATTTTTGACTGTTGTTTTTCTTGGTAAAGCATTTCAGAAGTTTATGAAATGGTATGAAAAAGATGAGAATAAGAAAAAGTTAAAAAATGTAGGAAGATTGCTTAAAACATTTTGGCCTGCAATACTTGCTGGTCTTGTATTCCTAAGTCCTCTTGGAGGAATAATTGCAAAAGCAATTTCTGTAATATCTTTTGGTGTTGGAAAATTAGTAGCAGTCATACCAAAGTTATTAAAATTTGCAAGCGCAAATCCTAAAACTGCTGCTGCTCTTGCTGCTGCTGGTGGTGCGATTGCACTTGGTGCTAGAGTTAAATCTGAAATGGATGAGGATTTGAAAAATCAACAAACTCCTACACCTTCAGATCCGAAGGAACCACAATCGACTGTCAATAGTCGATTTGACATGGAATCTGGTCAAGGATACATCAATGATAAACCAGTTTCTCTAGATGAATATAACTCCTTCAAGAACATGGATGAATCTGAGAAGATTCAGAAGTATGGTACATCAATGAAAGGTGGTGGTGAGGTTCCTGGTAGTGGTCCAAATAAAGATACTGTACCTGCTATGCTGGCACCTGGCGAGTTTGTAATGAGTAGAGGAGCAGTTCAGAAGTATGGTTCTGATACTTTGGCATCAATGAATGCCGCAGGTGGAGGAACTAATATTCCAATGATTTCAAATGGAGTTACTTATGCGAAAGGCGGCGGTTATATGGGTGAAGAAGGAAAAGAAGAGAGTAAAATTCAACCACCTAGAGAATCACTAAAACCTGAGCATATTGGAAAGGGATTAGACATTAGTAAGAGACATGCTGAGTTAATGAAGTCAACTAATCCTAAGAAAATCGCTGATTATGATGCTAAACATGGACAAGGAGCATACTCTGCAAAATTAAAAGAAAATCTTGGTAATATTTACTCTTCACCCCAATCTTCTACATCAGTAGCACCTGCACAGACAGCAATAAAACTAACTGGCAAAGTAGTTGGTAGAGAGAATTTACCTACTGCAACTAGAGCAAGACTTGAAAAGATGGATTCTCAAAGGACAGGTGGTGCTAAAGGTGTGTTGAATCACATGATTTCTGGTGCAAAGGGCATGATTGGGGGAATGTTTGGTAAACTGCAAGGTGCTATTAATAATCCCAAAGATTTAGTTAAATCGATGGGAGGAACTGTTGTTGACGGTAACATTGGTAAACCAACTACACAGGAACAAAGAGATATTGATGCTCTTGCTGCACAGAAAGCAAAACTAAAACAAAGTCAGCAAAAGTTGATGGGACTGAAGAGTCCAAAAAAATCAGTTCAGGATGATCCTTTGTTTGTAGAGTATCAACGGGCTTTTGATGATCCAAAACATCCTCTACATGAAAAAGTAGCTGGTGATCTTTTTACTGATAAAGATCCTATCAGGTTTGAGGAATTTAAAAAGTTAATGGGACAACAAAGTCAGCAGACTCATAGTGGACTTGTAAAAGAAAATACGGGAATGGATATTCCTGGTGGAGGAACTGATAGGCAGAGGATTGATGCTTCACCTAAAGAATATGTTCTTCCTGTTGATGCTGTGATGAAAATGGGTGGACCTAATAAACTTGATAGAATGGTTGCTGATTTGGATTCCAATTCTACTCCAGCAAAAATGGGTCTTAGAAATAAGGACATTTCTGAAGGCATTCTTCCATACAGTGTAAATAGTTCTGATGATGATGTGTCTACTGTGAATCTTCCAATGGCAGGAATGTCGGGAGGTCCAATGATGGGTGCTATGAATGGTTCTAATGATGAATTCCATTCCCCATTCTTTGATGATGCATTCGATGAAAGACAAAGAATATTAGATACTATGGGTATTACCGCATTCGCATAAGATAAATGGCATTACCAGCATTACTTTCGGGGTTAGGAAGACAACTAGCAGTTCAAGGCGCTAAAGGTGCAGCAAAAGGAACTGCTAAAAAAATGCTTGGTGGTAGAAAGCAGGAAAAAAATAGTAATGCTATTGTAAAACGGCAAGAAGAAGATAGTGTAGGATACAAAAAATCTTCTGCATTAGTTCCAGCAATAAAACCAATAAACTTTGGTGCTCCTCCATCTTCACCAGAAGTATCATCTTTCACTAAAGGTGATGATGGTAGTTTATTGTCCATCAAAGAGAAAGTTATAAAGATTGAGAATCTTTTAGGAGAGCAGTATAAGAATAGAAAGAAGCAAGCAGAGAAGAAAAGAAAACTTTCCGAGAGAGCAGAAAGATCTCAACGAGAAGAAGGTTTAGAACAAGTAGATAAAAAGACCAAAAAAGTTAAGGGATTATCTATTCCTATTCCAGGAAAAGGATTATTTGATAGATTGATATCTGGATTATTTAATTTTATATTCTGGGTTGGACTTGGAAAGATATTTCCACAACTGCAAAAAATGCTTCCAACTTTGACTTCAATAGGAAAAGTATTAGCATCTATTGGAAATTTCATTATTGATGCTCTAGGAACAGTATTGAATATTGTTGTTAATGTTATTGATACTGGATATAAAATTTACGATAAAGTAAAAGAATTTGCTGGTAATATTGGTGGAGATGGTTTAGTAAAAGTTTTTGAAGATTTTTCTGATGTTGTTGGGAAAGTATTGAATGTATTATTAATACTTTCCATGGCTCAGGGACTTGGTGGTAGATCTGGTCTTGGTCGTGGTCAGGTTGGTATTCAGGGGGCTCGTAACCAGGCAGGAAGAGTTACGAGAGGTGGAACAACATCACAAGCTGCTAGAAGATATGCAAATAGGTTTGGTAGAGATGCTGCAATAAAGAAGTTTGGTAAAGATGGAGTCAAGAGTTTAGGTGGAAAGTATGCCAGATCTGGTGCTACTAATCTTGCCAGAAAAGGTGCAGTTGCAATTTTAGGTAAGGGTGGAACAAAAGAAACATTAAAATTTTTCAAAAAATTTATTACTCCAATTGTAAATAAAATACCAATCATTGGTGGACTAATTGACTTTGCTCTTAACTACTTTGTGTTCAAAGAACCAATTGGTAGAGCTGCGTTTGCTGCTATTGGTTCTACAATCTTTGGTGCTCTTGGTGCCACTGCTGGATCTATCATTCCTTTTGCAGGAAACTTTGTTGGTGGTGTATTGGGAGGTCTTGCTGGTGATATAGCAGGTAAGTGGTTATATAATACATTTTTTGATAAAAAGAAACCAGTTGATGTTGGTGATAGAGATTCTAGTCTGAATAAAGCAAAAGGATCTGATTATTCTTCAACTGATTTTTCAACCGGTACAGATACAGCACCGATAACATCTCTTGGGTCTGGCGGTGGTTCTTTGAAAGACATGACAGATCAAGACTTTAGTGATCTTGCCTTTATCGTTAGTCATGAAGCACTCAGAAATACTGATGATGAATATGGTGTAGCTGCTGCGGTTTTGAATAGAGTTGCTGATCCTAGATTTCCAAATACAATCATGGGTGTTGGCACTGCTCCTAACCAATTTGAAGCAGTATTTAAAGGTAAAGCATACAGAGATCCAAAACTTGCTGAAAAACTAAAAAATAATCAAGATAAAATTGTTGAAGCATTAAAGAAATTGAATGGCAGAACTGACTTTAAGGCGGTCAGTAGCATGGGGCAATACATGGGATCCACTGACATTATGTTTGCTAAAAATGGAAATTTTTATCATTATGCAGAACAAAAAGCAAAAACTGATCCCATTCCATCTAGTATTCCTCAAGATTGGAAAAAGTTATTAGGGCAATCTACTAAAAAAAAATCTACTTCCATTAATACCTCACCATCACCAACCCCATCACCGTCATCAACGTCAGACACAGATTCAAGTTCTAATGATAGGGGAGAAGGATTTAAACTTGCTGGAGAGTTAGGAAGATTTATTAAAACGAAATTGAAATCTCCTGAGAATTTTAGTCAAGTTCATAGACATCCAGAACATCCTCCTTGGGGAAGAGAAAGTGGACACTCTAGGAATTCTTTACATTATGAATCGCAAGGTGCAAGAGCACTTGATATTGGGGCATGGACTTATGAACAACAACCAATTTTAGATGTAATTTCTCAGTTCAATAAAAAGAAAGGTGTCAATCCCGTAGAACTTTTACATGGAAAAAATGAACCAGATTATCATCACAATCACGTTCACGTTGCTTATGAGGGTGGTGGATTGATTAGACCTAGAGGTTCAATGAGTCTTCCAAATTCATTTGCTTCCTACAATAGTCCAAAACCAAAAACAAAAGTAATTGTAGTTAAACAACCTGTTCCTGTTCCCAGTGGTTCTAATGTTAGTCCCAGTATAAGTAAATCTACAGGAGGATTTGTTGAAATGTCTGCGTTAAATAATAAGAAGCACACACATGCCTTAAGTAGGTCATAACATGTCAACTAGAGCACTTATAGAATCAACAAAATCAAATATAGATGTATTTAAAATTACGTCAAATTATGGACCAACAGAAAACTTTGGTCCTAAATGTTCAGACTTGAGGATATATGAAAGTGTATTTGATTCTACTGTAAGAGTGAAGGCAATCTTTACTGATGCTGGATACAATGAATCTGGTATGACATCACATGATGAGTTATTTAATTTAACTGGTGGAGAAAAAACTGAGATAGTTGTGACGGACAACTACGAACAGAAATTGGAATTCACTGATGATTATCATCTGAGGGTTAGAAAGCACCAGAGAGAACAATACTCAACGCCATCAAATACGTATGTAACATATCATGCTGACTTTTATTCTTGTGAGTCACTGGATAATCATGATGAAGAAAAAAGAGCATACAGAAAGTATGAGGGATTTCCTCATGAAGAAATTATGACTTTACTGAAAGATGATTTGAAAACTCCAAAAGAAATTGAAGTTGACAACACAGTTATTTCATATAATTTTTCTGGAGGATCTGAAAAAGTTTTTCATCATTGTGCTAACTTATGTAATAAAGGATGTCCAAAAGATCCTGGAGTTTTAGCTGGATATTTATTCTATGAAGTTGCAAAGGGAACAGATTCTACTGGTGGTTATAGATATAAATCTATAGATCTTTTATTTGAACAGAAACCAAAGAAAAAATATATCTTCAACAATACTGGAGCAATAGGAGCTCCAGAAGGATACGATGGTAATATTATAAATTTTTACGAAAATGTTTCTGTTAATGTTGATTCGGAAGTTTTAAGTGGAGCAACATTTCAAAGATCACTTAGAAGATGGGATCCTTACCTGAAAAAATTTGTTGAAGATGCTTTTGACTATGAACTGCAAAATAAAGTTTCTAACAATGCAGGAGAAGAGTTCCATAAAATTGCTGCTGACAAAAATTTCCAAAAAAAGACTACTAGAATATCAAGTAAAATTTCAGATGGTAGTGCAATACCTCATGGTAGAACTTGGGCAGAGCAAGCAAAACATTCTAAGAAACTTGATGGTCTTGGAAATTATCAAATAGATCAGTTAGTAAGACAAGCAACTGATAGATCTAATCAACTTTTGGGTATACAAATTACTGCTTTAATACCTATGGATTTTAGTTTGCATGTTGGAGATCTGGTTGAAATTGATTTTCCACAAATCGATCAGAAAAAGGATGAAAAAAATAAAAACAGAAGTGGCATATATATGATATTAGACTTAGCACACAGAATTACTCCGAAAACAAATTACACATCACTTCATTTATCAAAAGATTCTACTGTTTATAAAAAGTAAGAACTATGTCGGAAAGAACTTTACAGCAACATATAAATGATGATAGGGACGAACTGGACAACCCCAACTTAAGTCCACAACGTCGTCGTCATATTGAATCGGAACTTGATGATTTAGAACAGTATCAAGTTAATCACCCCGATGAAGATCATGATCCAACTTTCTTAGAAATGTACTGCGACTCCAACCCAGAAGCAGACGAGTGTAGAATTTACGAAGACTAAGATGGCAAATTTATTGCAAAGCGAACATCTTGGGAGAACCGAATTTTACATTTGGTGGGGGATGGTCGTTGGCGGATCTGAATGGGAAGATAATCAGAAAGATGAATCTATAAGTAAGCATAAGATTCATAGTAGAGATGATATCTCTGGATGGGGTTATCGTGCTAAAGTTGCTATACTTGGATATGATCCAAGACTTGTAAAAGAAAATACCATTAAGAACTCTGAACTGGTAATGGCGGAAGTCATGCTACCAGTAACTGGAGGTGGTGGTATTGGTGGAGGAGTACAAACTCCTTCTATTGGTAACAACTCTTTTGTGGTTGGTTTTTATAAGGATGGTGTAAGTGCTAGAGAACCCATCATCATGGGTGTTCTTCCGAACGTAGCACAAAGTAGATTAGATGAATATAATAAACCAGAAACGGTAAGATACGATGCTTCTAGTGGATATAAGGATGGAAAGCAACCAGGACCTGCTGATCCAGTAGCTAATGACGCTCTGTGGTTAGAAGGTGGTGATGGTGGAACACCCATTCAAGAATCTGCTGAGGCAGTACGTCCTTCAACATTGATGTTAAAGGCACAACTTGATGATGGTAAAAGGGTGTTTCCAATGCCCCAGACTCTCAACTGCCAAAAGAAAAATGGACCTCTAGAAGGAGTTCAAATAGTTCTTCAAGAGTTATCAAAAGTAATTGATCTTTCAAAGGCAGCAAAGGGAATTGAGAAGGCATCAGATGCATTGAAAAATGCAAATGCAATGGTTACTACTGCCACAAATGTCATTTCCTCATACACAAGAGGAATGATACAAGATATGAGAACTGAAGTATTGAATCAGGTCAATAGAGTAACACAAACAGTTTTAGATATTTTTCCTCCAAACCTTAGACCTGCAACATCAAATGGAAAAACTAATCCAATTCTAGATTCTGTTACTTGTGCATTCAATAAAGCATTAGGTTCCACAAGAGGTCTTATTGGATCATTTCTAAATGATTTTGTTGGAGGTGCAGTAAATACTGCTCTTGGAGCAGTATCTGCATTGGGAGGTGTTCTTACTGGGACATTAGGTGGTGTTCTTGGTTCTGTTAGTGGTGCTCTGGGTGGTCTTTCTTCATTAGCAGATAGTGCAGCAGGACTTTTAAATGACCCTGTTGGTGCTCTTGGAGGCGCTGCTGCTGGATTGTTGGGTGGAGGTGGTATTGGAGGTGCTGTTGGTGGATTATTGGGTGGAGGTGGTATTGGAGGTGCTGTTAGTGGTATTGCATCAAAGGCATTTGGAGCGTTGGATGTTGTTTTTGGTGCTCTGAATTTATTTTCATGTAAAGAAGAACTTGGTTGTGGTAAAGTAAATGCTTCTAGTGCTCTTGGTGGAGAAGAATCTTTTGGAAATCTTATAAAATCTGCAAAATCATCTATTAAAGATTTGGCAAGTATACCAGATCAGTTACTAAATGCCGTAGATCAAGCTACCGGAATTGTAGAAGGTGCTGTATCTGATTTAGCAGGTATTCCTGGTCAATCACTATCTAATTTGGAAAATGATTTATCATCTGAATTGTTGTCACTTACTGGACTTAATATAGATGTTAGTTTAACAACTGGGGAATTTGATGATTCTTCTGCTAATAAATCATCTTTATCAACATCAAAATTAAATGATCTAATTCAAAAAAATGCTTCTTCAAGGAAGACTGATATTTTTGGAATAGACAATACAAATCTTGCAGCAGATTCTCA